ATTGGCGGTGAAGTTCGCCAATGCCCTGAACGCTGCCGCAAGCGGTCTGACTGCGACATTCCACGCAACGGTTAAAAGTCAGCTTGCCACAACGATGGGTACGGTCACGGACGGGCTGTTCACGCAGGATGCAAGCGGTACTGTTTCTCTTCAGAATTTCATCACCAACACGAAGGGATGGACGATTGCATGATAAATGTGAAAGACAATGAATGGATTCCCTCTTCCGGGTACAGGTACATCAGCAACGGGTCTGTCTGGACTGAGCGAATCCTTCTGGGACGCAGTGACAGCATAGCCAACTGGCACGACACCAACGAAGAGCCGCCCGAAGAGGAGGACATCCCCGACAGCGAGGCTTTGGAAATCATCACGGGAGGTACAGCCAATGACGAGAGCTGAGGCGAACGGCTACCGTGCCAAAATCGAACAGGCGGCAGCGTGGACGGATGATGCGGATGCGCTGGAGCTGGTGGAGTTGTTCCCTGCATGGGAGAGCGGCAGGGGCGTTATCGTGGGCGAGAGGCTGCGGTACAATGCTGTGCTGTACAAATGCGTACAGGCGCACATGACGCAGGAGGATTGGACACCTGACATTACACCTGCGCTCTGGGTGAAGGTCAGCGTGGAGGAGTATCCTGAGTGGGTACAGCCGCAGGGAGCTGCGGATGCGTACAACAGCGGCGACAAGGTAAGCCACGGCGGGAAGCACTGGGTGAGCACCATTAATGCGAATGTGTGGGAGCCGGGTGTGTACGGGTGGAGCGAAGAGTAAAAACTTGCGACTAACATTAACTTCAGTCGCAAGATTGTCGCAAGTTTGTCGCAAGACGGTCGCAAAAGCGGTGTGTCCCCACCATTAAGCGGGAAACGAAACAAGCGGTGTCCCGCCACCGTAAGGGCGGAACTAAAAATGAAATCTCAATGGAGGATTGCGAAAAATGGCGAAGTGTAAGAGCAAGACTAAGAGCAAGACCCGCAAGGGCGGCGGTGGTTGCTGATGAGTAAAATCACGGATGCCGTAGCCCTTGCAAAGAAGTGGGCTGCGGACAATTCCCACGGCTACGACCAGAGCAGAAGGTGGGGCCCTGACTATGACTGCTCCTCGTTTCTCATCACGGTGTGGGAGACGGTTGGTGTGCCTGTCAAGACCAGCGGAGCAACCTACACAGGTAATATGAGAAGTGTATTTCTCCGCTGCGGCTTTGAGCTGGTGACTGACTGCAACCTGACCACGGGTGCAGGGCTGGAGGCCGGAGATGTGCTGCTTAATGATGCGTCTCATACGGCCATGCACATCGGCAACGGCCAGCTGGTACAGGCCTCCATCAACGAGCATGGCGGCGTGTCCGGCGGTCAGACAGGAGACCAGACGGGCAAGGAGATTGCGGTAGGGAGCTACTACAACTTCCCGTGGAGCTGTGTGCTTAGGTATGCAGGTGTTGCGGAAAATGCAACTACTGCAACGACTGACAAAGGCGACACCTACACCGTCAAGACCGGAGACAGCTGGTGGGGCATTGCCTTTACGCTGGGAATGGACATGAACGAGCTGGCGAAAATTAACGGGAGGAGCACAAGCGATACCATCTATCCCTGGCAGGTGCTGAAGCTCAACGCGGAGACTGTGGGTGATTCTGAGGACGCTGTGGCCTCTTCCGTGTCTGAGGACGGTGTGTATATCGTCAAGGCCGGGGACACGCTCATGGGCATCTGCAAGGCCGAGCTGGGAAATGCGTGGCTGTATAAAGAGGTGGCCGAGCTGAACGGCATCACTGACCCGAATCGCATTTATCCGGGGCAGAAAATCAAACTGTGGGAGGACGGGTGCAAAACTTGTATGCTCCCGTAATTGTTATGGATAACATCGAAGTCAAGGTTACAGAGGTGGAGGAGCGGGCGAAGTCCAACAGCCGCCGCATTGACAAGCTGGAGGACCGGGCTGACCGCTCGGACAAGCTCTATGAGGCCATCGCTACAATCCAGACCAAGCAGGACAACATGGAGGGCGATGTGAGCGAGATTAAGGCAGATGTCAAGAAGCTGACGCTCAAGCCGGGCGATGAGTACTCAGACCTGAAGGGCAAAATCCTCTGGGCGGTGATTGCCGCCGTGATTGGGTTAGTGCTGGGGAAGGTTGGGATTGGATGAGAGGAGCTTACAATGGCGAGAATTGAGTACAGAGGCGTGGAGCCGAAGATGGAGGAGCTGCGGGGATTCTGCAAGTTTACCCCTTACGATGAAAAGAATCCGTATACCACGGACAAGCTCCATGATGATGATTTCAACTTTATCAGCGGTGCCAATTTTGTCCTTGGCTATCTTACCGAAGCCTTTGCGGAGAATCTGGACGACTACGCCGAGGATGAAGACAGTCTGACCATCCAGCGTATCAAGAAGGAGCTGGCAGTGAAGACGCTCAGCAACTTTGCGGAGTACGGTTACCGGGAGCTGGAGGAGATGATTACTTCAGCCATCGAAAGCTATGAAGACGAAGATTGAGTTTTGTAAGTGGCTGCTCATCGCAGACTATGCCGTGTTTCTGCTGCTGGTGTGTCTGCTGCTGTGGTGCGAGGCGGGGAGCAATCTGGTTATGGTTGTTTCCGGCTGGGTGGCGCAGCTGGGAGTGAGTACCGGGTTTTATTTCTGGAAGGCAAAGGCGGAGAATCTGGTTAAGCTGCCGATTTATCTGCTGAAGGATATTCCGGAGAAGTATATGATTACCACAGACCCGAACAGAGTAATCGAGTCTGTACTGACAAACACGAAAGGATGAAATGCATGGACTACACAAATATTATCAAGTACGCCATCGGTCTGGTATTCTCCATTCTCACCTACATCTTCGTTAAGCGCGAGGTGAGTGCCCAGCAGTTTAACGAGGCCATGAAGTGGGTTCGGATCGCTGTGCAGGCCGCTGAGATGCTGTTCAAGGACCCCGGCAGTGGCTCCAAGAAGAAGAGCTGGGTTACGGAGTTCCTTGAAGAGCACGGCATTGTATATGATGAGGCGCAGGTTGAGGCCATGATTGAGGCCGCTGTGCTGGATTTGCGTAATGGATATCTGCTCGAAGAGGAGTAAGCAATGTACGCTTTGATTTTTTCCATTCTGTTTTTTATTGTGAGCCTAGCTATGATGCTCACAGCAAAGAACAAAAGGGATGAACTGCTTCGCATACAGGCCGAGCTTAACGCAGAGAAGGATTTCCTACGGCAGCAGAAAGAGGACAACACCCGAACCGAGGAGCGTATACAGTCCGATAAGGAGTATCTGCGTCGACAAGATGAAGCCCTCGATCAGATTCGGGCAGATTTGGAAGAGCGAGAGAAAGCTCTGCGGCAGTACAGACGGCAGCTTGCGGAAGAGGAGCAGGCGCGGCAGGCACTTCTCAGCTACGACATCAACACCGCGTACGGAATTATCCTCAAAGATCGAGGTGAGTAACACTGGCAATTAAAAACAATATGACGAAGGCGTGGGAGCTGTACGAGGCCGGTAAGCGGTACAACAACTCCCTGATACCCAATCAGTACAACCTCGTCGATACCAACACGGAGTTTGCGGTAGGCAACCAGTGGGTGCATCTCCCCAACAACGCCGCCACCGCAAAGCTCGATAAGCCCACCTTCAACATCATAAAGCGTGTCATGTCGCTGTTCATATCGAGTCTGACCAGTTCTGCCGTGAGTCTGTCTTTCGGGGAGCTGGCATACTATGATGCGAACAATCTGCTCGACCCGACTACCAACGCCGCAACCTATGCTACTGCTGAGGTGCAGAATCTGATGGAGAAGTTCAAGCTGGAGTATCGAATCCGTGACGCTCTGAACGACGGTGCAGTTACCGGTGACTACTGCGCACATATGTACTTCGACTCGGATGCTATGCCCTACGGCGGTGCGTTCGGAGGGTACAGGGGCGAGATCAAGTTTGAGCTGGTGGACGGCATCAATGTTATGTTTGGTAAGCCCAACAGCCGAGACGCTCAGAGTCAGCCCTATATTCTCATCGTAGGCCGTGACACGGTTGACAATCTTCGTACCGAGCAGGAGCGCTTCAGAGCAGGTAAGACCGAGAAGCACAAGGGAAAGCTCAGTGAGGACGAGGCTTTCCTCAAGAGTCGGGAGTATGACGGCGTAATTGTGCCTGACAGAGAAATCTTTGAGCAGGCGGGTATCGGCGGTCAGACCGAGCTTCAGGCGGATGACGATGTGGGTCAGGCTCTGTATGTGCTGATGTACAGTAAGAAGCAGAGCGAGGAGACGCTCATCGATCCGCAGACAGGACTTCCCCGTATGGAGGATGTGCTGGACGATAACGGCAATCCTGTGTATGAGCTTGACGAACAGGGGCTTCCGATCCTCGGTATGGACGGTCAGCCTATGGTCAAGCAGCAGGAGTGCAAACGACTTGAGACCCATGTATATGTCACAAAGGCTACCAGAACAGCGGTCATCTACGAGGACATAGACACAGGTCTCTCTCTTTATCCTATTGCCTGGGGTAACTGGGAGAAGCAGAAGAACCAGTACCACGGCAGAGCACTGGTCACCGGGGTTATCCCGAACCAGATTTTCATTAATACCATGTTCGCGCTGATGATGATGCATCTGAAGCGTGAGGCTATCCCCAAGACCATCTACAATGCCGACATCCTTCCCGCCTGGAACAACGATGCAGGGGTGGCAATCGGCGTACACAATATGCAGCCTGGCCAGAAGCTAGACGAAATCGCGGCGTACCTCAAGCCCGGAGATATGAGCAACCAGATTATGCTCTGTATCGACAAGGCTATGCAGTACACACGCGATGTTCTGGGTGCAACTGACGCCCAGATGGGTAAAGTCAGAGCTGAGAACACCTCCGCCTTGATGGTTTTGCAGTCCACGTCTGAGGTTCCACTGGAGAATATCCGGGCAAATCTCTACGAATGGGTGGAGGACATCGGTACCATCCTGCTCGACATGATGGGAACCTACTACGGCAAGCGCCCTCTGGTTCGCTCCAGAGAATTTACCGAGCCTGCGCTTGATCCGAACACCGGAGCCGTACGAATTGACCCCCTGACAGGGCAGATGATTACCCGAAAGGTCACGAGAAGAGTGGCCGAGGAGTTTGACTTCCGTCAGTTCAAGCATCTTTACCTTAATACAAGGGTGGATGTAGGGGCAACGACCTACTTTTCCGAGATTGCAATGGTTCAGACGCTGGATAATCTGCGGCGCGAGGGTATTCTGGATGTTATCAACTACCTCAAGCGCCTCCCCGACAGATATATGCCCGGTAAAGAGGAGCTTATCGATGACCTTCAGGCTCGGCTTGAGGCTCAGGCAGAGGCGCAGGCCGATGCGCAGAGAGAGGAAGCTTTCCAGCAGGTCAACGGAAGCGAAATTTCCTCACCCCCTGGCGGGATTCAGCCTTCGGGCGGCCCCGGAATTCCCGGAAGCAACAGCAAGCACTCGGCAACGGCTGGTATAAACAATCCCAATGCGGTGGCCGGTGGTAAAGAGAACGCAAAGGACGGAAATTTCCGGCCTATTGTGAACGGTCCGCTGGATAAAGAGAAGGCACTTACCACTCTTACTCCGAAACAGCAGTCCGATTTTGACAACCTTCCCACTTCGGCGCAACGCGCTATGGCAAAGCTGGCGACGATGCGGAATTAACAAGGGCCTACCAGAGCCCGAAAGGAGTTATCTATGGAAAACAACCCTAATCCTACGAACATTGAAGACTTCGATTCGATCCTGCCCTCCGGCTGGACAGAGAACGACGACATCTTTGCGCCCGATACCTGGGGGAAAGGCGAGGAGACTGCGGACGCGCAGCCTGACACGCCTGACCCCGATATCGAACAGATGTTCGGACAGACACCTGAGGAGAATCCCACCACAGATGAACCCGGTGCGGAACAGACTGAGGACAACGGTGATCCCACCACAGACACCGCCGATGACGAAAGGGTTTTTGAGTTCACCGCACGAGTTGACAAAAAGGATGTGCGGGTGAAACTCACCGAAGCCGAGTTGCCAACCATCTGGCAGCAGGCGCAGAACATGACCCGGATGCAGAAACGCTACAACGAGATGGCCGGTACTATGAGGACCGCCGAGACCCTCGCAAGACAGATGGGTTATGAGAGTGCCGAAGCCATGCTGAAGGAGGCTACGGCGAACTACAAACAGAATGAGATTGACAGACTCGTCGGCAAGGGCGTTGACCCCGAAGTGGCCGAGGAGTTTTTTCTTTCCCGTTCCGACCGGACGCTGAGACAATCCCCGATTGAAGAAGAGCCTGAAGAGACTGAGGCACAGCTAACCTCCAGCCAGATTCAGATTCAGAACAACGTGGACGCCTTCTTTTCCGAGCACCCCGGGCTGAGAACCGTAACGGTTCCCGACGCCGTGATCAAAGCAACTCTCGCTGATCCCGACGCAGATTTCGGTCGCGCATACCGGCAGTACCTCTCCGAGCAGGAGAAGGAAAAGGCTGCGAACCTGCGCAGAGAAAATCAGATTTTGAAACAGAATGCGGAGGCACGATCCAGAAGTCCTGTGCGCTCTGTGAATGGAGCAAATCCCAACGCCCCGAAGAACGCTCTTGAGGATGCGTTACTGAAGGGATTCGACAGCGCCTCGTACTGATGTACAGCCTCCGCGCCATGACAGGAGGTAAATCACATGGCTCATATTAATCTCGCTACCTCTTGCGCCCCTAAGGTTGATGAACTTTTCGAGCGCAAGTCCCAGGCTTCCCTTGTTACCAATAACGACTTCGACTTCACTGGCGTTAAGACCGTTAAGATCTATAATGTCCCTGTCGTCCCCCTGACCGATTACAGCCGTACTTCCGGCTTCGGTACCCCCACCAACCTCGGTAACTCCATTCAGGAGTTCTCCGTGAACCGTGACCGCAGCTTCTACATCCACCTGGATAAGGGCGACTACCTTCAGTCCCAGATGGTTATGAACGCCGGTAAGGTTCTGGCCCGTGAGACCGCTCAGATGATTATCCCTGAGACTGACTCCTATGTCTTCCAGACCCTGTACGATGCCGGTGTCGGTGCCGGTAACGCCGATGTGACCACGGCCATCACCACCGACAACGCCTTCGCCTCCTTCCTCTCCGGCATGGAAAAGCTGGGCGAGCAGAATGTCCCCGAAGAGGGTCGTGTCGCTCTGGTGTCCTACAACTTCGCCACCAAGATTATGCAGGATGATGCCTTCATCCGCTACGGTGACAAGTCTCAGGAGATGCTCCAGAAGGGCGTCATCGGCGAAATGGACGGCTGTAAGATCATGAAGGTTCCCTCTTCCCGTCTTCCCGCCGGTACTGCGTTCATGATCACCCACCCCTCCGTGGCCTGCTTCCCCAAGCAGCTGGAGGAGTACACCATCATCGACAAGCCTCAGGGCTACTCCGGCTGGCTCATCCAGGGCCGCCTGATCTACGACTGCTTCGTGACCAACGCTAAGGCTCAGGGCATCTATGTTCACGGCGGTCAGGGCGCTCTGCGTACCATGCTGGTTCAGACCAACGGTTCTTCCACCAGCGGTCAGTTCAACCTGGTCATCATGGAGCCCGCCAGCAAGAAGACCGGTCACAAGTGGTACTACGACACCGCCGACACCCGTGCCAACCTGATTACGGTCACTGCCGGCAGCGCCATCACCACCGCCAACTGGACTGAGCTCACCTCCAACGGCGCCTCCGTGGCTCCCGTTGCTACCACCGACAAGTACTGCCGTGTGGTTGAGGTTGACGCTTCCAACAAGCCCGTGTCTATCGGCGACTGCGTCCTGCATCTCTGATATCAACCATCGAGGGTGAGAGGCTGACTCTCACCCTCCCCGTTTAGAAGGAGGAACTATGGCTTCCAAGAGTGATGCTTTCATGAAGAAGTCTGCCCCTGCTCCCGGAGGAGGTAATCCCTTCGCCAAGGGCGGCATGGAGGAGGACGAAAAGAAAAAGAAAAAGAAGAAAGAGCTGGAGATGGCTCTTGCTATGGCTCAGAAGAAGGGTTGCTGATCTATGACATTTGGAGAGATTAAGCGGGCAACGCTTCAGCTGATGAACCAGTATTCCGTTGCCGGGGGCAGCATTTCCCCCACCTACAACAATCAGCAGGACTACATCAACCGCATCCCTTTTCTCGTGAACGACGCTATGGTGTACATCGCTACCCATGCGAAGGGCATTAATCGGGCGGTGAATCTCTCTGAGCTGACATCCGAGAACCTCGGCAAGATGACGAAATACTCCATGCCCACGGACTTCTTCTCCTTTGTCACCAACTATGCGCAGAGATGGGGAGATAAGGGGATCGACTACTGGTCCTTCACGGCTGTCCGTGACGGCGGTATCTTTATGCTTCCCTCTCTTGCGCCCCCCGACGCTTTCGTGGAGTACAACCGCCTTCCCACTCTTCTGCCGGAAGAACCGGCGGACTATATGGAGCTGGACAATTCCGTGGATGCGCAGATGCTCATTCCTTATTATGTGGCGTCCCATCTCTTTGTGGACGAGAACGCCTACGCTCAGGCGATTCTGTACAACGAGTTCGAGACCAGACTGTCGCGTCTGGCCAATCCCAAGTCCTACGCAGTCGTGGATCGTAACGATGTATACGACTTCGGAGGGACAGTTTACGAGGCGTAACTATGTCAGTAAACGGTATGCCGGTCTACGGCAAGACACCCAGATATGTAAAGCTCTCCTCTCTCCCTACGCCAAACACCGAGCAGGCGGCAAGCTTCTCGGACCTCAGCGGGGGACTCAACACATCGAGAGAGGAGTATCTTCTGTCTAACAACGAGTCCCCCGACATTGTAAATCTGAAGTGGGAGAATGGTTCGGTGTGCGCTCGCCCCGGTCAGGAGTGGGTGGACAGTGTGTCTACCCGTGGTGAGACTTTCGCATCGTACCCCACCCCCTTCGCGGGCAGTATGTTCTATCACATCGGAGACGGGGTGTATGCCCTGTCCACGACTACCCACGAGGTGAGCAAAGTATGTTCCCTCGGCGCTCTCTATCATGGTGATACGGTTGAGACCACTGAGGTGCGTAAGATTATCCACAGCAACGCGGTTGATCCCGGAGACCCTGACTACCTGATTACTACCTATCGTGTCTTCACTCCCGGAGCTGTCGAAGTCAGTGGCGTTACCGCGATGTGGGAGGGCGGGGAGCAGGCGGTAAGCTACACTACCATCCGCTCTGGTGACGGTGAACTGTATGTGGCACTGTCCGGAATCAGCGAAAGCACACACCCCTGTGTCGGAGACAGCTTTGAGATTGAGCTCAGCGTCCGGCCTCAGTCAGGTGGGTGCTTTTTCCTTTATCACGGATCGTTGTTCTACAAGGCTCCGGGCGTGTTTATCCGTATTGCATCCAATCTTGCGGTTACGGATGTTCTGTCTGAGGCGTATGTCCCTATCACTTATCTCAACATGGACGCTCTCACCCACGCAGGGGACGCATATCAGCCGGAGAACCGCCTGAGTTCGTCTAAGATTATATGGTATAACGCTCCTGTGGTAGATACGCAGGTAAGCGTTACGACTACGACTTCCACAGACTACAGCTTCTCCGGGGTCAAGGTAAGCGAAGTATACCTTGACAGCACCAAGCTCACAGAGGGCGTGGAGTATACCATTGACTGGACTACCCCTAAGATTGTTTTACGCACAGCTCCGACCGCCGGTCAGATTCTCGCATATACGCTTGGAACTCCCGGGCTTGACTACTACCTTCCTGTGTCCGGTATCGGGCTTACGGTTCCGAGTATCTCTGCCATTATGACCTCCTCTATGACCTACTCGACCCTGACAGGTCAGAGTGTTGGCACCGACCCGACTGCTTGGAATCCCGACTGGAACTCCTACGACTATGTCTACCACCCGGCCAGCGGTCATATCCTGTTTAAGACCGCGGCGTATGTGTCCAGACCGTTTACCAATAACACGGTTAGGGTGACCTATACGCTGGCAAACCCCGATGCCGAGAAGAGCATTATGGGCTGCCACAGTGCCATCGTTTTCGGCGGGTCGAGAGACATATGCGTAGTGCTTGCCGGGTCCAGTGCGCAGAGCAACGCGTACTACTGGAACGGCAATAGCAATGTGGGCATGGATGCTGCGTACTGGCCGATGAACCAGTATAACCTTGCAGGTGATGACTCAGACGCTATCAGCGGATTCGGCAAACAGCAGTCGCTTCTGGTCATTTTCAAGGAGAGAAGTGTGGGGAGAGCCAGCCTGGATACCACGACTCTTGATGACCGGGAGACTCTCACGCTGGACTATACGCCCATCAACGCAGAGACCGGCTGTGACCTTCCGAAGACGATTCAGCTCGTCAGCAACAACCTGGTCTGGTGCAACACAAGGGGTGGTGTGTACTACCTCAAGGACTCCAGCTCCGCATACGAGAACAATGTAGTGTGCATTTCCAGCAAGATTAACCGTGATCTGCTCATTGCCGTTCGTAAAGACCCTGATACCGTCAGCTTCGACGACGGGCAGTACTACTGGCTTGTGTCCCGCGGCAAGGCGTGGCTCTGGTACTACGCGGGTACAGAGCGAGATGATCCCAGCTGGTTCTATTATACAGGAATCGGCGCAAAGGCCATGAGCATGGACGAGGAGCGAAGGATTTATCACGCAGACAACTATGGACGGATCAGCAAGTTCGGTGACAGATACACCGACTATGACCGACCCTATCTCAAGAGGTACACATTCCCTCCGTCTTTCCTCGGAAGTGTGGAGAGATATAAGGATGTTACCCGCGCCGTGTTTGTGCTGAGGAACAAAGCGCCCAGTACTGTCACAGCGAAATATTTCACAGACTTTGAGACCCGTTCCGACGACACTCCTATGACCAGCGATGTGTGGAGTCTTACCCCAAGAGACCTGAGTGGCCGTGACCTGAGTGCCACACCCTGGGAGAGAAGCTTTGCCAGACGGCCTAACTGCAAGGCCGTGCGGCATCTGAAGCTGGTACTGGAGGCCGAGGGCGCAGGAGATGACCTCAGCATAGTCATGGTACAGGTCTTCTATAAACTCAGAGGGAGGCTTAAATAATGTCATTACCCGAACTTTCCTACGATAAGGACTGGACGAGGAAGGAAGACTTCCCGACATATGAGGGCAGTGAGGATAAGGTCAGAGCAGATTTGCAGTACCTCTTTGACCAGATTCTCACTTTCTTAAACGAGACCTACAGCCCTGCGGTTCTTGATGAGATCGCACAGTCTCAGACCAGCGGCATCGCTTCCGGCTCTGTGCGTACTCACCACTTCGATCACGGCAGCAGCAGCGGTGTTCCCAAAAGTGTGGCCCCTTATGCCGGATCGCTGTACCCCCAGAGGGCTGTTACGATTCAGGATAACGATGGGAGCCACTCCGAGACCGTCAGCAACATTGACTTCTCCGGGGCGAACACCACACTGAAGCTCCCGTCCACCATCAAGGCCACCGTTGTAGGCTCGGTAAGCTCCGCCAATACCCTGTCCACCGCACGGAGCTTTGTGGTGAAGGACGCAACGGAAGCGCACACCGGTGCGAGCGTGAACTTCGATGGCAGCGGGAATGTAGTTCTCAAGATTCCTGCCACTATCGCTGCCGCACTCGTTGGCAACGCCGACACGGCGACAAAGCTTGCAAGTGCGTTTAGCCTCGCCGTTAGCGATGGTACACATACGGGTACTGCTCAGGCCGTTGACGGCAGCACAGCAGTCACGCTTACTCTGCCCACGCAGATTGTGGCAGAGCTTTTACCCAGCAAGATCATTCTCGACAGTAACAGCTTCGGTAACCGTCTCCCCGCTACCGGAGAGGAGGGACAGCTGTTCTTCGTGAAGGAGACCTGATATGTCTATCAGAGTTACTACAGAGGGTAAGAAGTGGAACGGTTCCAGCTGGGCGGAGAACACAGAAGGTGTGATGATTGGTCTGCGAGGTCAGAGCGGGCAAGGCACTTATCTCCAGTGCATGACCATCTTCTCGATAGTCCCCGACAAGCTTTACAGTTCTATTACACTGAGCATCACCATGAGCCGATCGGGACCGAAGGCGAGATACAGCACAAATTCGCCGGGGTCTCCGGGCGGCAGCAGCGGAACGGACAAACAGTTCTCGGTCGGATCAAACACAATTACCCTGACCGGAACATTCAACAGCGGAACAACTTACAGGCTGTATGTCTGGGGAATTAATTATTCCAGCTACGACTATGGCACGGTAACCAGCGCAAGCGCAACCGGCGTAGAGCCGCCTCCTGTTGTAACGCATGGGACCGTGCGTATCTATGTAGGCTCCGGTTTTGTAAAATACCGGCCGAAGATTTACTCAGGGTCGGGCTGGAGCGGCTACACACCGTATGTTTATGACAATGGACAATGGAGGAAAATGGTGTAAATGGCAAAAAATAAAAACGACACCACTGTGGTCGAGAGCACGCAGACTACACAGACTACACAAGAGAATACTAGTCCTTGGAGTGGGTCTTCCTGGATGACCGGGATCGGGAACACAAATCCGTGGCAGGGGTCTTGGCCTTCTTCCGGGGGTTCTTCGCGTTCCTCGTCCAGCACGACCACCACTACAATGGCACAGGATGCGGCCCCGGACATCGAGCCTGTAGAGAAGTATGACACCACACAGCTGGAGACGATTCTCAGGGAATCCCTTGATGCGGCGCAGAAGCAGTCTGAGAAGACCGTTGACTACGGGGTCAAGACCTCCGCAGAGGACCTGAACCGTGCGCTGGAGAATGCACAGACCGAGTATCAGACTACGCGAAACCAGATCGATCTGAACGAACGGCAGGCTATGGACAACTCTGCGCTCTATGCGGAGACCAGAGGGGATCGGGGCGGCATCGGTCAGTCACAATACGACTCGATTCAGAACTCCGCTGCGCAGAGCAGACTGGCTTTGAACAATGCTCAGACTCAGGCGGCCAGCGACACAGCCAGGCAGGTGGCAGACCTGAGAGCGCAGGGCGAATTCGAGAAGGCCGACCAGATGCTCCAGCTTACGCAAGACTATCTCGCCAAACTCATGACCCTGAAGCAGTGGGGTGCGGAGTACAACCTCAGCGTGGATCAGATGAACACCGCCCTGGAGGAGTGGAAGGCTGACTACGAACGCGCTATGCTCCAGTTCCGCACCGAGACCGCTCTCAACGAGGCACAGCTTACCGGATACTACAACGGTCAGCGAACTCTTGCGGGGCAGGAGTACGACCTTGAACAGCTGTCCAGTAAGGTGTCTGCGCTGGTGAATGCCGGGGTTACGGTTGACCCGAGGCTGCTGATGCAGATGGGCTATAGCTACAGTGAGGCTTCGCAGCTTTCACAGGCATGGGCAAACGCGGCGAAGAAGAGTAGCGGCAGCGGAAGCGGTAGCCGAAGCAGTGTAGACAACAACTATGTCGCGCTTGCGAAGGAAGCTGTGGGTACGCAGGGTAAGAGTGCGGCGGCAGTTGTGACAGCGGCTTATCAAGACTGGGCGTCAGGTACTACCAATCAGGCGACATACAACGCCGTAGTTTCCGCATTGTCTACGGGAGGTTAAAGAGAGGAGAGAATGTATGTCCTTTTTAAGTGATTTAGTTACTACAGGCTCATCTTCCTCCGCAAAATCTTCTAAGAGTAAGTCGAGCTATTTGTCCTCTTTATTCACCAACGCAAACGACGACAAGGAGCAGAGTCTCTACGACAAGCCTTGGGAGTACAAGAGCAAGGCCGGGGAGAAACCTGACTACATCACCACGGACTGGGGGGACTACCGCTATGAGGAGGGGAGCGATAACCCCGACCTCTCCGCATGGCAGGTAGACCTCACAGCCCAGCAGGATACCATGAAGTCGTGGCAGGATTACCTTGACGGCCTCTCCCAGGACTATGACTTCTACAAGGGGCTGTACGAGAACAACTCTACCAAGACCAACTGGGGATACCTTACTGACGCTCAGGAGGCCTACGAGTCGGCGCGGACTGAGTACAACGATATGGTGGATACTTACAACGGTCTGTACAACACCTATTCGGCTGAGTATAGAAGACAGCAGCCCGAGGAAGCCGCGTCAGTTGACGCCTATGAGTGGCTCATCGACAAGGGTATGTCGGATGAAGAGGGCAATATCAACTGGGATACAGCCAAGAAGGAAGACCTGCAAGCCCGGTCTGATGAACTCTTTGCTGAGGCCGAGAAGGCAACCGACGCTGCGACCAAAGCGAACCTTCAGAATCAGGCCATCATCTTCAGGACACTCAGCTATACCACCGCCGAAGGGTATGACTATGACGGCCTTCGCAGCGAGGTTGCCGACATCGATGCCGAGATTCTGAAGCTGCAGTCTGATGTGGTCAAGGCTGAGACGGCTATGTCAAGCGAGTCTGTTTCCGGTCTCTCCACATTCACGCCGTCCCCCTCTGAGATTGAGGCGCACATGGCGGAGTGGGAGAAGCAGAATCCTACCGCTACTGCCGCCGAGACTCGAAGAGAGAGACGAGCATATACCAGAGACCGGCGCACAGACAATCTTGAGACGACGCTGAGTCAGAATACCGCCGACCGGATTCAGCAGCTACAGCAGCAGCGGGACACCTACCAGTCCATACTGGACACGACCGCTGCCAACGAGGAGTACAACCGACTGTACGGCGGACTTGAAACCGTTGCAGATTATGAGGAGCGGATCAAGGAGAAGCAGTCTGAGTATGATTCCGCAATCAAGGCAGTCGACCACCAGATGCTCAGGTGGGAGGCTGAGAACAAGAACCTGATGACCGGGGATGCCCGGGCATGGGACGCAAAGCACTCAGAGCTGCTGAAGGCTGAGGGGGCTGACCAGCTTGAGCAGGACATCAACCTCCTCAAGCAGAAGCGTGATGACATCAGGTCTACCGAACTTATGACAACCTCTTCTCCTGAGATTGCCGCTCTGCTGACAGAAGGCTCCAAGCTGTATGCCGGTCAGGGAGCGGGGTTCTCAGGTCTGGCTAATCCCGCACAGTCAAGGCTCCCCGCTATCCGTAAGCAGATCAAGGAGCGCACAGGCTGGGACGATCAGACCATCACGGACAACTTCCTGCTGGCACAGCGGTATCTGAACGCCGGAGAGTATGAGACGAAGAGCGCCAAGGAGAAGGAGATGGCTACCGCCCACCCCTTCCGCGCCTCGCTCAAGACCAACCTCCGACAGATCGTATCGGGTATATCCGGCTCGGCCGACCTGCTGAGTCAGAAGCTCACACGGGACGGCATTGGCTCGGATGTGAGCTATGATCTTGCCACTCCAGGTCTTCGCGGCACAAGGTTGAATCAGGACATCCGACAGCAGGTTGGCGAAGATATCGAGTCCGGCGAAACTACGATGACCTTTGGACTGCTGCCCAGCAAGACCAACGCCGAAGACCGCACAGCCCTTGGCAAGGTGTTCAAGAAGAGCTACGCCGATGAGAACGGTACCGGTACTTATATGTACAACACCGTACAGAGCGCAGTAGACTCGACGGTGAATATGCTCGTCAGCATGGGAACTACTGCGCTTGTCGGAATCCCCCTCGGAAGTGAGATGGCGCAGAGCTTTGCCGGTGCGCTTGTGAATGTTATCATGGGCAGCTCCGTTATGGCTGATGAGGCCGTGACCGCCATCAAGTCCGGAGCTGATCCCAGCAAGGCTCTGGTCCGAGCTGCTGTGAGCGGTGCAATCGAGGGCTTGTCTGAATCTCTTAGTATGGGCGAGATACTCACCAACCTCTATCACGGCAGCTCTGTGTTTGAGTCTCTGATCAAGAGCGGCGTCTCAGAGGGTCTTGAAGAGTGGGAGTCCAATATCCTGAACCGCGTTGCAGACGCCTACTTTAACAATGAGACGGCTGTGCATACCGCGGTCAACGAGCTTACGGCTCAGGGCTACACGCAGGAGCAGGCGCTGGAGAAAGCCGTAACCGATATCCTTGTGGACGACGCGGCATCTACGCTGGCCGGATTCCTGTCTGGCATCATGATTGCCGGTGGAGGCATGGCCACAAACGCAGGCAAGTTTGCTGTGGCCGGGGGGAAGAAGGGCTTCCGCAGCGCCACCGCCAAAGCGATTGCTATGGATATGGCATATGCTCCTCGCCCCGGCAGCGGCCCGACAGAGTACCGCTGGGGCAACACCAAGGGCGCGGTCACCGTCACGGATGTGGGCGGCGGTAAGTTCAAGGCGGTACTCTGGGGTTCTGACGGCAAAGCTGTAGGTGACGCTAAGACCTATACTTCTAAGGCCGAGGCGCTGAATGCCGCATCTGAACTGGCGGTGGATAACCTCGGAGGCAAGGAGCTGGGCAAAGCGAGCTTCTGGAACAGTCTGGTCAACGAGAGGGAGAACATCGTACCCAGAGCCAAGTCCGCTCTGGACGCATTCTACTCCGGCTCCACCACCGAATTGAACAAAGCCGCTACCAGAGCCTACACTCCTACCGGCACTCCGATATACTACACGGAGGACACGCCCTACGCTCAGATGATCCGTGAGCATACCAATGTGGATGGCTCCACACCCGTTCGCCTTGGTGAGTCCATCGCTATGGGAAATGTGATCGAGGCTATCGTCAGCGGCGCGGATGAAGCTACGCTGGCGGAGGTCGTGCCCAACGGAAAGACAGACTCTGAGTCCGTAGGTAAGTTCCTCCAGCTGTACAACAATCCGGGTATGCGGAATCTTCTCTCCGCCATAACCGGTACCGAGGTCACTGCCGAGAACTACGCAGAGGCGGTATCCGAAGCTATCCGAAAAGGCAGAGCGACCGCTAACCTGAATGAAGCAGTGAACACGGCGGAAGCTCAGGCAGAGGCAGAGCGGGCAGCCACGCAGCAGGCCTTCGACGCCGCAGTGGAGCAGAACCGTGAAGCCGCCGCAGATATGGTTGAGTCCTACTCTCCAAACGATATTGACCGGCAGGCCGTACAGTCTATGCTGGCAAAGAGCACGGGACGAAAGACACTCAAAGACATCTACTCCAACCGCAACCTCCGCGCCGCGTTTGAGACTACCTACGGCGTTACACTGAGCAGCACCGTGAGCGAGGCCGTTGCGCAGATGCGGCAAGCTATCGGCGATACGAAGGCCAATACCGAAGCAAAGGATGAGAGATACATCCTGCTGAACGACGGCACTACGGCGACCAAGGATGAGTTCATTCGATCCATGACGCTGAATGATGTACCTGAGTCCGTAGCTGCTGAGGCCTTCGAGTCTATCTACGCCGCCGGGGATGTGGGCAGTGAGTTTGGCGTACACATTGAGCCCAGCGTTGACCGGAGCAAGCTGACTGAGAGACAGTGGGCAAGCATCAAAGCGTTGGGTCAGCTGGCCACCAAGCTCAATATCCGCATTACACTCTTCCAGTCCCAGGAAACGACCAACACTAAGACGGGGAAGAAGACATGGCTCGGCGAAAACGGATCGTACGATTCGAGCACCGGAAATATCCGTATCGATGTAAACGCCGGTATCGATGGCCGCGGTGTTATTATGTACACCGCCGCCCATGAGCTTACCCACTTCATTAAGCAGTGGTCGAAGGAGAGCTACAATAACCTCGCCGACTTCCTGGAGGCGCGGTACTTTGAGAAGGGCGTTGCAGTCTCCGAGCTGGTTGCCAATCAGATGGACAAGATTCAGCGTGACCGGGAATCCAAGCTGGCCACTGAACTGGGTGTGGAAGTGCAGGACCTCACCGAGGAGCAGAAGAAGAGCATCAAGCCCGTGACCTATGAAGAGGGCTATGAGGAGATGGTCTGCGATTCGATGGAGACCATGCTCACCGACACCAATGTACTGGAGAGCCTCAAGGAACTCGAACAGGTTGACAAGCCCCTGGTGCAGAAGATCGTGGATTACATCCTTGACCTTGCGAAGAGGATCAAGAGCCTGTACTCCGGTGAACGCCCCGACTCCCTTGAGGGCAAGCTGGTGCAGGAGATGTCCAATTCCCTTGACGAGCTGTCCGAGATGTTCCGCACCGGGCTTGAGACCGCGGCGCAGAATCGGATGGAAGCCGCTACGGAGACGGAGACGGAGACGGAGACGGAGACGGAGACGGAGACGGAGACGGAGACGGAG